TGCAACAGATGATGTGAGATCTATACCTATACTCTCCCAGTTGTGTATCGTGCTCCACTCTATACCTGTCAATTGTTTTGCACAATCAAATGATACTTGATCTCTATTAGATCCTATGTTTGAGTACTTCCACCATAGATCATGGAACTCAAACATGTCCTCTGATATCTGTCTCCATATACATGTCAACACAGGTGAACAATATTTTTTGAAGTCATAGTTTACTTTGTGCAGTGCCTTGGTCAACTCTAACATCTGTTCCTTGCTGTTGAAGTTTGCCCCATACCCTTCCATAATTTCATTGTGGTAGGTAAACCTATGTGGATGCAGCATGTGTGTCATGGGTGTATCCTTCAAGATATCTCTACAGTTCTCTATCCACTCCTTCGTATGCACATAACATCCATCCAACCATACTGTCTTAGATCCTAGTGGGAATAACTTATGTGGATTGATCTTGGCATAGGCAGACCTTCTCCTAGGACAATCTATTTCTACTGGTATCTCTCTCACTTCCCACGGTGCAGGCACATCAACAGTGCCATCAGTAAAGCAGACATACTTTACATCTGGGTCATAATAATTACTCTCAGGTATGGTATCATATCCATTTGTAATTGATGTGTATATTATTATCTGCTCCTTGTCTGGATCGTCCCACTCTATAGCGTAGGTGTACATACCTGCATCACCATAGAAAGGTTCACCTGTAATTCTATCTGTGCCTGATCTAAAGTATTCTGTCCAGTCATACAGTCCTGTAATTTCTGTCAGCAGATCTACAAACTCTATAATATTTTCTTCAGCACCATACACATAATCACCACACCTATTGTCCCACCATACACCGTCAGGATTTGCATCTGTAAATTGGTTGAGAAAATCTCTAGAGTATACTGACTCGTATTCTATACCACTTAGTTGTAGTGCAACAGAGAATGATAGTTGATCTCTTACACCTCCTTTGTTGTACCACTTCCACCATAGTTTGTCGAATTCTTTTGTTGGTGATGGTCTCCAGATGATAGTGCATAGTGGTGAGAAATATTCCTCAAAATCAAATGTTGTCTCTGCAACATCAGCACTAAACTGTAGCAAAGTCTCACTCTTCACCCATCTTTTTGACACATACTCTGCACACTCCTCAAGGTAGGTGTGTTTGTGGGGGTGTTGCATGACAGTGAACTTACCCCTTGACATTATATCTTCACTCAACTCTCTAAACTTATCGTCTAGCAGGTGCACCTTTGATGCATCAATGTATACACTAGGTTCATCAAACGGACATAAGATTTTATCCTTCCTACTATTCCTTACAGGATCTCCTAATACATCTGCTTCTGTCAGCACCTGCACCCATGATGGTGCTTGTAGATTCTCAATATAATTGTAAGCGTTTATAGTGTAGTAAATCATATTATACTGTAGACCTTCATGTAGAATTCATGGTCTGGATACGATGTATATAGTTTGGGGTTTAGACCTGTGATCTCTCCCATCTCCTTGAGTAATTCATCCTTACGTTTGTGTTGTTCTTTGTCACCACGTTGAGGATGATAACCTTTTCTACCCCACTTCTCATAGAATCCTAGGGGTACACCAGAGTCACATCTGTTCTCAAAAACTGATGGTAGTTGTATACCTGACTCCTTGATAGCAACATCATATGCTATCTGATCTCTGTTACATCCTACCAGTGACCACTTGTACCATGACTCGTTGAACTTGATCATGTCAGGTGTCAATGTTCTATACACAATGGTGCCTAGTGGACTAGCATATGTTCTAAAATTATATCCTGTCTCTTTCAATTTCTTTGTGAGTTCTATGGCATCATTGTAACTAAAGAATGCACATGTAAATCCTTCTAACATCTCATCAAAGTATGAGAACTTAGATGCATGTCTAAGCATGGTGAATGGGAAACAGTACCTACTCTTCTGTACAAACTCTCTAGTATGTTTGTAACAACCATCAATCCATATGGTATGCGAACCACTGGGAAAATATAGATGTGGTTTTGCTTTGGGATAAAATGATAGTCGTCTTGGACAATCAATATCAACATCCAGTTTGATATACTCCCATGGTGTAATAGATGTGTCTATCGTACCATCATGAAAGCAGACATATCTTATGTCAGGGTGATAGTAATTGTTCTTCTGAAACTCATCATATCCATTAGTAATACATGTGTATATTATTATATCCTTATAGTCTACAAAGTTATTCAATTCAAATGGTGTGTACTTGACACATGCATACATCTTACTGAGTTCAAGACCCTCCTTGAAAATGTTTTGCATACTACTAACAAAATCTATGTTGTCTTGTGTGCTAGGTAGATCATGTAGTTTGTATGACTCACCATACTTCTTTATCCTATTTGTTCTACCCATGTCTAGTCTGATTGGCACCCTGTGTATCTTGAATGTCAAAGGGGACTTCCATTTCTTACTGAGAATGTACTCTGCAACTGAACTAGAGATTTGATCTCTGTTGACACCATCATCGTACCACTCCCTCCATGTCTCACACCAGTCAATGACCTCAGGTGTAAGTTTTCTCCAGATCAGACTATTGATGGTCTGATTATAGAAGGATAGATTGTACCCTGTGTCTCTTATATTTTTACACATCTCAACTATCTCATCTTTAGACGAGAACCCTTCACGATATAACTTTGCAAACTCTGTCAGTAGTGTCCTATTCTCTGGATGTTTCTGCATCACAAAGTCATGTGACAAAAATAAATTTGCTGATGACTCAACGATGTCATGTGTTATAGCATAAGATGCATCTATCCACACAGTCTCTACATTATTATCAAAGTAGAGATGTGGACAATGTTTAGGATGATATGATTTCCTTACAGGACATGGTTCATCTATCTCTAATTTTATATACTCCCATCCATCTACTTCTGGTTTGTCACCGTCATAGAAACATACAAATCTATGATCCACCTTAGGTGGAGATATTATCTTATCGTATCCATTTGTTATTGACGTATAAAATATCATTCATTCAGTCTACCTTTTTTACTGACCTGTCCACTCATCTCACCAAGTATTCTATTAGTAACTTGACCTGGTTCACGAGAGAACCAACCAGTAGCAATATACTTTGACTTGTCACCAGTTAGGAATGCACCTCTATGCATATGTGTGTATGCTGCTGGCCACAATACGATAGTGCCCTTCTTAGGTTGGAATGATACCTGCTGATGGAAGAAGTCTGTTGCTCCACCATTCTCTACTGGAATATCGTTTAGATATAGCATCCATGTTAGAACTCTGTCTCGATATAAGAAGCTACCATTCTCGGAATGCCAGACATGATATCCTCCACCAGGATCTGTACGCTGCACTTTACATGTCCAAGATGACACAGGGTCAGCACAATCAACAATTCCGTTATATTTGTTAGCATAGATTTCAAATGCAGTTCCTATTGCTTGGTTTACTTCCATTGCTAATGTTGCATCAGCAACCTCAAGGTACAGTTGCTTATCACTTCTACCAAAAGCATTTCTTTGGTTGCCATGTTTGAACTGTCCTTCACCGTCCATAAACTTATCAAGAGATAAGTCTTGACCCTCAAACTCTGTGACTTTTGTGTGTGCTTCTCCTTTGATAGATTTTCTGGAGTACCAGAACTCAAAAGAATCTATGACAGAATCACAGAAGTCCCACTTGACTATGTTATCAAACACACCTATGTGTCCGATGTCTTGCATTTCTGTGAACTCAGGTTGTTTGAATTCGTCCGACAGGACTACCTCAGGCACCATTTTTTGCTTCCTCCTTTCCTTGATTTATGTAGACCATTGGTGGTATTCTACCACAGTATTCATCCAATTGCATCACCTCTTGTATTTTTACATCAGCACCCTGCTCTCTCCAGAAATCTGTAAGGGCATGGTTACTGTTCTTGTGGAAGATCTCTATGTGTTCTTCATGTATAGCAGATCCCATATCTAATCTGTAATTGAATAGGGGTGTAGCATATGACTTACCACTATCAAGAATCAAGTCTTCGGAGACTGCTCTTGGTCTAATGTTTTGGTCGAGTTTCCACTGCGTTTTCCTTTGGTGAAGTTTGAGAAGTTTAGTTGCATGATGACGAGTAATAAGGTAGCAAGCAGCAGAAAAGTCATTGATAAATCTTTGGTGTAGTTTTAAAGTTATACCATTAGGATTTATGATTGTCAATTGTAAGCAATCAAATGCAATAGGAACTCTCCTCCTTACATCTCTCCATGTAAAATTCCAGTGACGTGCCAGTGATAAGTCAACGTCATCTTCCATGATAAAAATCTCATCATGATTTGTTTCTTCTACAAAATATTTGATAGCATTCAAGTGTGACATGACACATGCTATCTCACCATCATTCATACTAGGTGGTACAGTTCCCTTGAGGTATGATTCATACTCAGCACCATCTATACCAGAGATCCTATGGTGATCTTTGATCTCCCAATAGTCAAACTGTTCCTCCATATACTTTTTTCTCTCAGGAAATCTGTCAAGATTTATCCACAGGACAGGAGGGAATCCTTCTAACTTGTGTATAGATTTATTCTTTTCCATTTCTTTCCTTGAGATACTCTACGTTATCATAGTATTTTCTCAGTCCCTTGCCACCTTTTACTTTCAACTCTTCCCACAATTTTTTATTATCCTCACAGTATGGATTGTTGAACCATGAATTCTTTGTTCTACCATGCTCCATGTGATATACATGATCATTTATTCTTGCGATACTTGACAACAGATTGAATCTAAAAAATCTTTCATCATCCTCATACCCATATGCTATAAAGTTTTCATTCTCACCACCCAATCTCTTATACTCCTCAGTATCTACAAATTGACAGAACCCATACTTTGCATCCCACTTTCTCATCCTACCATTGAATGATGTGAAATCAAAATTGGAATTTATAAAGTTAGTTACATGTGTATCGTCTATATGTAATTGATATTGATATTCACCATACCCATATGGGTAAACCATCTTAGGAGGAACAGCATCCTTGGCATCGGGGTGAGTGTATTCATTGACAATCATATTTTGTGCAGCAATGTATGTCTCTATTGGTAATATGATATCACTATCATAATTTACTGTGACTGGTGTCTCTACCTGCCACAACATATCATTCAGTATTCTTGTTCTATGGAATGTAAACTCATCTGTCTTCTCAAAGATATGATGTATCCTATCAAATCTTTCTGGTTGTAATGCTTCTCTCAACATAGGTTCTACCTGCTGCTGATAGATTGACTCCATGTCATGCTCTTTGACAATAACATGTGTGTCAAAATTTCTTAGTAGATATATTAATGAGGTTGTTATGTTCCTCATTCTATCTGCTGTCTCTATCCTAAGTGGTACAATAAAAGTACACTTAGTGAGATCGTATGATAATAATTTGCCTTCGTGTACTGTCATAATACCTCCCAGTTGTCACAGTATAGATCAGATGTATCATGTGCTGATGTGTAACCAACACCAAACCATTTCTTAGGTGCAATGATTCTCTTGTCAGGATTCTTACTCAACCATGATCCCCACCATGAGAATGATGAGTTAGCAATAATAAAATCAGAACACATACTCATCATGCACAGGTCTGCAAGATTGTCACCACCTTCTGAGACAAGGAACCTATCATCAGGGAACTCAGAACTACACCATTTAGGATCGTCAGAAAAAATAATAACATTACGTTTAGCATCAAACTTTGATAGTGCAGTATCATAATACTCCTTGGGGCATGGTGGATGGTTGTCACAGTTCTGAATATAGTCTCCTCTTCTTACATGTAATGCTATAGGATCTTCTACAGTTTCCATCATCTCAGCACATGGCATCTGTATTTGATTTTTGAACTCAAAGTCTTGTCTTATCTCCTGTTCAATATCGTCAAAGTATTTTGTGCTCTGTAAGTATGCATAGACGTTATGTCCATCAGGCATATTGTCGTATAAATTCTGGTCAAAGTGAAAGTGTGCTTCGTTTACATAAGGACCTGCACATACACCTATCTTTGTCAAACCTTTGAGTTTGAATGCTTCAAATAATTGATGATCATTCCATTCGTCTTGGAAGTCACTCTCTGGAATCATGAAATCAAATCCACGATGAGCAGCAATACCTCTGAGTCCAGCATACTGGAACATCTGATTGCCTAATCTTCCATGTCTTCCTAGGTGGTTGAATCCTATAGTCATACTAAATGTTTGCTCTTCAAGTAATCAATTTCCTCTGGTATGAGGTGTTCGTTTGATCGTTGTGTTTGGTTCTTGTGTTCACGGTTTGATATATGTATGTCCTTTAGAATAGCAGGGTCTCCATGATTTTTGTACAGTCTATAGTACATGTCACAGTCCATCAACATGACCAACTTCTCATCAAAAAATTCTCCAAGACCATTCCTAACAGCAAGAATTGAAGGAGAACTAAGAGTGTTGACACCCTCCAATAATCTCTCGTTGTAAACTGGTAACTTTGGGTTGTAATGTGTCTTACCATTGTCTATTGTGTGTGCGAAACCTGTTACTGCCCATGATACATCTGATGTGAATGCTTTGTCAAGTTCTGCTGTCAGTGTCTTGGTAAGAATAAAATCATCTGAGTACAACACCTTTATAATATCTCCTTCACCCATTCTCATGGCATGATTTGTGTTGACAGATATGTTACCCTTTGGTGCTCTCTTGTATGTAATGTTGAACACGTTGAAGTAATCATCTAGTGCTCTCACTATTCTCTTCTCATCTCCTTGATGTGATACACACAATTCAAAATCATTTGTAGTCTGTTGTGACAAAGCATACATGATGTCGAACATGTATTGCTCAACTCTAGGGTGATCATGAGTTGGAACGCAGTAACTTACTCTCATAACAACCTCAAGATATCTTCACTGATTAGTTTGTGTCCCTGCTCAGTTGGATGAGCACCTACTGTTTTAGGATACTTTGGAACTTCCAAGTCTAAATCGAATTTTTCTTTTGAGACTAGATTATTATTTGTCATGAGTATCAATGGTACATTGTTTGCTTTACAGTGACTACGAATAGTTGCTGCATGTATCATTTCATATGTAGCACCATAAGTTTCATTGTAAACTTCTTTATAGTATTGTGTCCAGAAGTGGTGGTTGATACCTTTTTTTTCCAACCACTTTTTCCTTTGCTGCCATGGATACCAATTTGATAGTGGGGTGTCTCCTATGGTGATTGTCATCCATTTTTTAGCACGTTCTCTAAAAATTTCTGATCTCTCTGGGTATGTCATTTGTATGATAACAAGATCATATTGTGATATATCATTTTCAAGTAGAAGTTGTCTAACAATACGATTATTACTTGCACCACCTTTGGATATATTTTTTTCTTCAGCACCTAATTTTTTTGATACCAGTGCACTAAATCTTCTGGACTTTCTATGTTCTTCATCAATTTCATTTCCCCTTGTCCACGAATCACCATCAAAATATATCTTCATAGATCCAGTAATAGTTCAAATGGTTGGCAGTTCTTACTTCTTAGTCTGTCTCTCATAGCAAGGGGGATACTATCATGTATATACCACTCCTCCATTGTACAAGGTCCGTTCATTATATTCTCACCTACTAAGTCATAACCATGTTGTTTGAATATCTCTCTGTGTCCAAACACATCACCCCACTGTCTATATGCATCGTGCTCATAAGTGATACAGTTGAATGACAACTTATCAAGTGGAAATTTTCTTAGTGTGTCGAGTGTGATCTGTGGTGGTTCAAGATCAAATGATAGGTAGTCCATGTGTCTAGGTAAACCAAGATCATCTACTGCTTTGACGTAATCAAACTCTACTGCATCTGCTTCAAAGAGTGTGGTGTTAGGACGATGACCTTCCCACATAGCACATAGGTCATGGTCTAATTCTATTGACAATCCTTTCCAATTATATCCTCCTTCTAATAAGTATGTGTTGTTACCTATGAATGGTTGTGCTCCACCTATCTCTAAGAAAGTCCCGTCTGTCTTCGCATCATTGACAACCAATGCAAATACATCTTGCCACACCTGAGAAAAATTCTTCGTCAAATTCTTCATACCCTCAGGTGCTACCTTTAGATACTGATAATCTTTTTTGAACCAGTTGGTTTGATTATCTTTACTAATCGGCATTGTTTACCTCCTCAATAATTTTACGAGTCAGTCTAGGAACTACATCGTTGTCACTATGAAATTTCTTTGCAACCTCATAGTTATGTTCAATAGCCTTCTTCCTTTTATTATAACATTCTCCGTCAAGTTTGCTTATAATCATCTTGAGTTCATCAAGATCGTTGAACGTTATGATACCATCCATGTGAAACCAGTCACTTATGTTAGGGCAACCGAAGTATATTGGTACAGTTTTAGATGCAAAGCAATCTATTATCTTCTCTGTAAAGTAATTCTTTTGTTGAGAGTTCTCCACAGCGATATGGAACTTAGAACTTTCAAAAAAATCATTTCTTCTTTCGTGGAATGGTGGTGACATGTGTGAATAGTATTGCAAACCATTTGACACGTCAACTTCATTCAAGTATTCATATATGTCTATTCGTAATTGATGACCCTTGCTCTGATTCTTACTACTCGTGACAAAGGACACATTGTTTGTCTTGTTTATCTTCAAGTCTTTGAAGTCTAACCAACTACTACCCCACTCAAATAGTTCTGCCTGTGGATACCTATCAAGAAAACTCTGACAGAAAGTGTATATTTTATCAAACTTATATGCACACCGTAATGCTCCCTCACTTACTGTTGGTAGAATAGCAAGTGGTTCTGCTAGAAATAAAATTTTATAGTCTGCTGACTTGTCATGATCTAGATTGTCAATAGAGATACTTACTTTCTTATCAAAGTCAAGTCCTCTGTCACCCCATGGGTTCCACCATAGTGGATAAATGCTCGCAGGTTTCATCGTATGTCTTGGAAATGATAATGGAAACCAAAGGTTTCTTCTTCACTGTCTGGCAGAGTATCTTCTCTAGAGAATTTACTCGCCACCGTGACGGGAGCATACACACATCCTTGTGCCTCGAAGATGTGTCTGTTGTGGCAGCATATGTTCCCGTCCTCATTATATAGACCTGCATTCTGATGCTTATAAAATGTACCTTCGTTTACTTCCCAAGGGACGGTGACTTTACTGGGGACTTCGAGAAGACGCTTGGAGCG